ATGCGGCTCTGGAACTACGCGTTGGTGACGTTGATTGTGGTGGCGCAATTGGCAAGCGCCTCCGTCTCCGCTCAGCAGATGGCGGCTGCGTCGATGCAGCCCGATTGCCTATCCGAGGCACCGGACTCGCTTCAGATCAGCTGGACCCGGCCGTGCTATGAGGCCGACTGGCTGCTCGACACCGAGACCGGCTGCCGCATGGGCGACTGGCATCCCGATCCCAAGGATCGCGCGATCTGGAGTGGCAATTGCCCGGGTGGCAAGAAGGAAGGCCACGGCGTCGTGCAGTGGTACGAGCACGGCCAGGCGATCGACCGTTTCGAAGGGACCTTCCGCAACGGCAAGCGCGACGGCTTCGGCCGCTACGAGTGGACGCCCGAGGCAAGCTTCGAGGGCCACTACGCCAACGACGTGCCCCACGGCTTCGGCACGGCGATCCTGATGGGCGAGAGCTTCTCCGGCATCTGGAAGAACGGCTGCCTGGCCGCGAAGAGCCGGGTTGTGGCGATCGGCGTCGAGCGCAGCTTCTGCGACGGGCGCGGGCCGGCCCGGGAACCCGAGCGCTCTGCGCAGCTATCGCCAGCACGTCCGCCGGAGTAGGACGGAAGCGATCACGACCCGCCGCATCGGGAGCTTCGTACGCAAGAGTACTGCCGAAGGCGATCGAGGCGTCGGACCGCCCGTCTATTTGACCACTCGAAAGCCATTCCCCCTCTCGGCGGCGCCATAGGTCGCTATGTGGTTGCCGGTCTCTGTGACGCCTGCTCCCGCCGCCAGCACATACAACGTAGGCTTGCCGACGTTCACCCAGTTGTTGGTGCCGCCGTCAAAGCGCCGCGCAACCGTGCGCCCGTCCGTCGATGCTTCGCTATAGAGGATATAGGACCCGTAGCCGTTCTTCGGGACGACGTAGAGGGCTTCACCGGTGTTCTCACCGTTATTGGCAAGGCCTACGCGCAGCCCCTGTGGCGCAACAATGCCGCCCTCGCCGTTCAGCACGAAGGAGCCAAAGGCTGCATTGCAGGAATACACGGATCTTACGCCGGCGCCGAAATTCCGGCTCATGTTGGGATGGATGAGCTGAATATTCGACACGATTCCCGGAGTGTTCGTCCCGACGTTGGTATTCTCCATGTACATGCCGTCTCTGGCATGGTTCTCCGCGTGGACGTTTTCGCACATGCCCTCGAACACCGCGCCTTGCAGGACGATCCCGTAGGTTCCGTAACTCGTGAAGATGTCGCGCAAGGTGAACTTGTAAAGCGAGCCCGCGTCCCCCAATGGAGCTCGGAGCTTCAGGCAGGCGCCACATGGCGGCCGGTGGTATCCGCCTCCGTCAAGATTGAGCTTCTCCAAATAGAGCCCTCGGTTGGGTACTCCCTTCACGCCCTGCACGACGATCATGTCGTTGCCGGCCGGTCCAACCCAGCGGAGCTTGGCGTGGTTGCCGTTGACCCCCCAGGTCATTCCTTCGTTTTTCTTCTGCTCCAGGAGAACGGTCGCCGAAAGCTCGATGTCGGTTCGCGGATCGAGCATGACAACAAAGCCTTCAGCCACACCGTCGCGCAGCGCCTCCCTGAGTTCACCCTCGTTTCGGGCCCAGACAAGAGAACTGCTTCGAGCGTCAGGCCGCGGCCGGTCCGGCCGGCCTTGCTGCGCAGCCGCCGGTCGCAGCGACGCTGCGGACAACAAAGTAACCACGACCCACATTGCTCGGCGGCCTAGCTGCAGCTTCGCCATGACCTCTACCTCCTGCTCTTGGGCCTTGGTCGTGCACAGTTCCCGCAGGCTAGGAGGGCAACGGCGCACCGGGGCCAAGGAGCACAAGGTCTCTTAGGAAGTCAGTCGCCCGGCTGCAAATGACCAGGATGAGGTCGTGGGGGATGTCGCCGTCTTCTTCGGCGGCCAATCCCAAGGGGTCGGTATCTGGCGACCGGCCACTAGAGTAGTGCAGCGTCTCCTTGGCGTCGCTCAAACCTGCTGTGGACCGTCAGTGCTCGTACCGCTTAAGCAGAGGAATCTGGTCCAGAATGTTCTGCAAGGGCCTCGCCGTCGCGATGACGCAGTAACCGCGCGGGGCGGCACGTTCGTCCGGCGCAGGATAATTGGGAAAATAGACCGGATTATTCCCGAAAGCGCCGGATATATATTCGAGGGAAATTTCTCGCTGATAATCGTATTTGTCCCAGCCAAATCTTGGATCGGACGGCACTTTGAAATCGTCGATTAGCACGACTGTTTCCGGCCATTCTTTGACAATCGACAATTCCTCGCGCAGGGGCAAATAATCGTTCCAGTGAGCGTCCAAGTAGACAAAGTTCTTTGCGTGGGCGATTCTTGGCGAAAGCGACCTGAGGAAATCAACGCTGTTCTCCCGATACAGGTGAACGTTGCGCCAATCTCCGACCGTACGGCTCGCGATCGCAAAGTACCTTTCTTGGATTTCACAGGAATAGACCTGAGCACCGTGCCTCTTGGCTGTCCGGGCAAGGAAATCCGTCGTCATCCCCAGGAATGTGCCGGTCTCAACATAGTTCTCGAAGTGCGCACTGCTGTCGATCGCGCGGAAGGCAAGGGCCCTGATCTTCTGACCATTGAAGAAATAGTTCTTGCCGATGAGGGCAGCACGCAAGCGCTTCATCCGCAGCGTGAGTTTCGGGTAGGCCTCGGTTAATTCGACAGGGCTCAGAGACGGCATGCTGCTTGCCTCCAATCTTAGGGCCTGTTCGAAGCCCAAAGGTCGACCACTCTGCGTCGGCCTCAGTCTCCTAGCAGTTGCTCAATATTCCATGCACGACGCGGATCACGCTTCTCCACGCAGCGTCTCGCTGTAGCAGCCTGGCTATAGCAGCCAAGTCTTGTGCGAGTCGGTCACCAGCGCGCAACCAGCGCCGCCCGCAAGTGGAGGATCGTGTGTTTGGAGGTATCGGACATTCAGCGTCAGGGCGGAACCCCCTGCTCGTGATATTATAGTGACCCAGCAGGCCCTCTACGGCTTCGACGTCTTACGGGCCGGTAGCTCCTGTGCACGCCCCTATGGAGCACGCACATTCCCGGTGAACTTACCCTTGCCGTAGAAGGTGATGTAGTTCTCCGACTCGATCAGTTTACTGGCGACGCCGTTATAGCGGTAGGTATACAGCAGCGGACCGGAGCCGGGCCCCTTGCCCCGCGTAGCACCGTCCGTCGAGGCATTGGTGCCGGTGATGCGAGTGATGAAGTCCGAAGTCGGAATGTCGACGCAGATCGGACCAGAGTTTTCGCAATTGATGCTGTCCACTGTCCGCAAGCCGTGCTCTCCGAGAAGCCCGCCCTTCCAGTTATTGATGACCGAGCCTTGTTTGATGTCGATCGAACTGGCCCGGACCGCGTGAAGGCCGTAGCCTCGGTTCCGGCTGATGTTCGGCGACCGGATCATGACGTTCGAGATGATCCCACCGTCGTCCCCGTGGTCGATCCAGATGCCGTCGCCGAAGTTGGCCATGGAGCTGATGTTGTCGAGCACGCTTTCAAAGAAGTCGCCCTTTATCGCCAAGCCAGACTTCCCGCAGTATTCGAGCACGAGGTCTCTGACGGTAGAGACGTAGATCGCAAGGTCCTTCGGAGCCTTGATGAAGAGGCAGTTCCCGCTGAGCTTCCCTTCGTACATCCCGCCATAGATGTGGATACCAGCGATGTAGAGGCCCTTGGCCTCTCCTGTGCTCGTGATGGTCATCACGTCCGAGCCGTCGTTGATTGTCGAGTTGATCGACGCTCCGTTCCCATTGAACCCGCGCGGTCGACCTCCACAATCCTTCGCAGTCAGGACAATAGTACTAGTCGTGGTGACGCTGGTGGTCGGGTCGAGCTGCACGATGTAGCAATTGTCGAAGGCTGCTTGGATAGCCGCCTGCAACGCCGCCGACGTCGCAGGCTTAACAAATCCAGAATCGCCATTCGAGCGCGGAGGCCCTGCCGCCGCTGCAAACGCGCCGACCACAGCAGCAGCAGCAATCACGAAACGAAGAATGAAATGCTTGAGAGGCAGCTTGGTTCTCGTTTGTCCTTCCATCATGAGGCTTCTCCTTGAGTTCCGATCAGCTTCCAATGGATCAAGACATCGTTCGCCTGGGGAACATCCAACAGACCGACGGGACAACTCTCATCTCGGAGATGCTCACGAGCCTGTCGCTCGAGATGCGAAAGCGGCTCGCGGGGGCCGCAGGAACTTCGCCAAACCCAGTTGCGGCTGGTCCTCGAGAAGGTGGTGGTGGTCGGCCACCACGAGGTTCGATTGCTCTGTGTCCGTATCCGTCTCGGAGAGGTGGGCGCAAACTGGAGCGTCCAGCTCGTGTGCAGAAGTTCTCGCCTTTGCCCAAAAATGGCGTCCCCGAGAGGATTCAGCGCGATACGATTGATGCCGATTCCACCTGTATTTCTCATGCGTCGCGAATCCTGTTGCCTACACCATTACCTACATAAACTTTTCTTTTTAGAAGGATTCTAACCTGAAACCCTGCTTATCAGCGTCGCTCCAACCACTTCGATCTTACCACAGCCGACCGCGGGACTGGCGCGGCCTGCGTCGCAAGCTCTTCCTCTCGACGATCAAGGTTGGCCGTCACCAGCGAGCGCGCCGCAAAGGCGTACACGACGCAATCCAATGCCTCAGCCCGCATCCCCGCCTTGCGCTCAAACAGGCGCACCGGCTGGCCGCGCACATAGCGGACGATGCGGCGCTCTGACGTAAGCTGTTCGTACCAGACGGCCGGAAGCGACTTGCTGAATCGAATCGATCGGCCGCGCGACAGGCGCACTAGGATTTGAGCCTTGAGACCATCAACGCCCACGATGAACAGTCGACTCCCCTTCGTCTTGGACGCTTCGATTGTGGGCCGTGTGCCCGACGCACCCTTCCCCGCCACGATGCGGCGCGCGAATCGCGGCCGGCAGAATCCATAGACAACATCCGTCGTGCCGCCGTCGCCCGAATCGATCACGGTCGCATCAATCTTCAACGTGCCGCCGTTCGGGTGCGGCCATGTCGTCCGAAGGAAGTCGTCTAGGTCCGTCCATGTCTCATTAGCGAGCGCGCTACCCCAGATGACATGATGCCCGAGGATCAACGCTTCGTCGCGAGACCAGCCAATGACGGTGATTTCGAGTCGGTCGTCCTGCACGTCTACGCCAGCCGTGATCACCAGCACGTCAGCGGGAATGCTATCCAGGCCGAAGGCCTCAGCACGCGCCTGCAATGATGCTTCGTCGATTTCGTCGGCGGCTTCACGCCAGCCTTGCGCCAGGATCGTGTTGACGAAAACCTGCAACGTGTCGGGATGGGCCTTGGCCGTGATGAATTCAGCCGCCAGCTTCGCCCATGAGGCATTCGGCAGGCAGCTCACCAGGGCATTGAGCCGAAAGCCGGCATGCCCGCGCACGTCCGGCCGAGTCGATCGCCACTCGCCAGCCTCCACCATCGCGGGCTTGTGCTTCTCTTCCACCAGGTGTTGGCAATGTGGGCATCGGAAAGCGGCCGTAGCAGGCTGGTCCGTCTCCCACTCGATGTGCGACCAAAGAATCTCAGTGAAGGCGCCGCAGTGGTGACACGGAACCCCAAACACACGCTGGTCGCTCTTGGCATACGATCGTAGGACGTTGCTGGTCTCTTCGATTGTGGGAGTGCTGCCCAAGATGATCTTGCGGTTGGCGAAACTCAGCGTTCGCCGCTCAGCGAGTGTGATGGGGTTTCCTTCGGCGCCGGCTTCCATGCCGTCGGCTTCGTCGATCAAGAGGACTCGCACGTTGTGCCGGCGCAAGTTGCGCGGCGACTTGGCAGCGACAACCTTGAGGCTTCCACCAGAAAAACGACGCGACAGGAGCGTGTTGCGGCTGCCTTCCTCGGTGTCATCCGACATGAGGCCCTTCAAAACGGGCGTGGCCTCGAAAATCGGTTCAAGGTCGGACACCACATAGTCGCGACAATCGGCTTCGGTCGGAAGTAGCGCGAGGATGGGGCTGGGCTCGTTGGCGATGTAGCTGCCCACGGTGCCAGTGATTAGGGTCGTGAAGCCGACTCTCACGCTCTTGACCAGCGTAACCCGCTCAATCTCCGGGTCGCCGATCGCATCGGCGATTCTAATTTGATACGGCCACAGCTTCAACTTGCCAGGCAGGGATGAAACGCCTTCGGGCAGGCGCATATGGGTCTCAAGCCACTCGCTGAGCTGCAACCGCGGCGGTGGCATGAGCGCCGCTAGCGCACGGGCCTTGGTCCGGGCCAACAGCGAAAGTGCGTCAGTTTCCATGGGCCAGCTCGCCCAAGGTGTCGCGGACTTCCGAGTCGACCGTCCGCACGTCGTGCGCCGACAGGTGCGGAAGCCGCTGCTGTAGGCGTCCGGGCAGCGCCAGGAATGCCGCCCGCATTGCCCGCAGGATCGAAGCCCAGCCGTCAGCTACCTCACTGGCGGGCAGGAATTCGCGCCTAGCGATGGCGTTCGCCAGTTCCAGCTTGTCGGCCTGCTCTTTGGCCAGGCGCACCTTCGCGGCTCGCATCTCCGGGTCAGCCGTGCCGCGGCGCCGGCCTTGGTCCCTCAGCCGGGCGCAATAGGCCCGGACAGCCTGCCGCCGGCTGTAGACGGCCGGCCTGTCGCCGCGCCGCTCAATCACCCCGTCCGCCGCCAGCTCGCGCACGTTGCGATCGGTCACGCCCAGCAGGTCCGCCAGTTCGGACTCGGACACCAGGTCGCTTTCGACCGGCGCCGGCCCTAGCAGCTCTTCTATGTCGGGAGAAAACGACGACATGCCCGCTACCTTGGAACTTCGAATCGATTTCGGAATCGCGAATCAAAAATCTTGGCCGCGAACGACGAACCGGGGCTCGGCGACCCCCGCCCTGCGGCCCGGCTGGGAAGGACCCGCCCAAAAGGCGGTTTGCGTCGGGTGCGTCGGGTCAGCCTTATAGGCCTTACATGCGCGCGCGCGTGCGTATGCGCGTATAAAGGTAAATGGAACACCCGACGCACCCGACGCAAACCCCGACCTAACCGACCAAATCAGCGTCATCATCGCCCCCATCGTCGAATGCGCTCGGCACGGCCAGCCGCAGGCCCTTGAAGCCACGGCCACGAATGCCGGCAGTATCCCTGACCGGATCAAAGCCCCGAGCCTTAAGGCGCTCAGGGAATTCCTTGGTCTTCGATCCGGCAGGCTCCCCGGCCGTTGTGGTGAACCGCAACCACGACTCCCACAGCGCATCACTGGTCTCAGCGTAGTCCCGGCCCAGCTCGCAGGCCTCTTCAAGCCACAGGGCGAAGGTGTCCTGTTCGGAAAAGTAGGTAGCCGTGGCGTCATGGACGACGGACGGCCGCACCAGGCGGCTTTCCCGCCAATCCAGGCAGCCTTGCAGCGCCCAACTGAGGATGCCCGGCCATTCGACTTTCAACGCTTCCTTGAGGCCCGAATCGACCTGTGCAGGCGGATGATTGAAGGGAAGGATGTTGAAGCGCCGACGCATGGCGCCATCGACATTGACGATGCGCGGGGCGTGGTTACCCACGATCGTGAGCTTGAACGTCGGCCGGTATTCGAATTCGTCGCAGCGCATGAACCGTGCCGTGATCACGTCGCCACCCGTCAGGGCCTTGATGCGAGACTCGGCCCAAGCCCGGCCGGCTTCGGTCTCACTGGCGCGGGCGAGGCGTGCCCCTTTGAGCCGGGCCAGCTCGGTAGGGTGACGGTCGAATTTGCTGGCTGTCAGGGCTTCGGTGGCGACGTTGAGGCAATAGTCGCCCATCAGGTCGCCCAGCGTGTTGATGGCTGTCGATTTGCCCGAGCCACCAGGCCCATGGACGAACAGCAAGGCTTCTTCACTGGTATCGCCCGTCAGCGAATAGCCGGCCCACTGTTGAAGGAAGCGAATGGCCTCTATGTCGTCGCCCGTCGCCTGTCGCAGGAACGCCAACCAGCGCGAGCAATCCCGCTCAGCATCGAAGGAGTCGAGTGCGATGGGCGTCACGGCCGTCAGGCGCGTTATCATGTCACCAGGCTCAGCCGGCCGGATGGTGCCCGTCCGAAGGTCAACGGTCCCGCGGGGCGTGCCCAGCAACCAGATGTCTTGATCCCAAACTTCGGCCGTCACGGCAAAGGCGCGATCGGCGCGGGCGAACTTCTCGACCGCGCTGGCCGTTGATGCTTTGGCCATGGCCTTGGCCGCCGCGGACTTCCTGCCGGCCGTCTCAGCCCGAGCGCGGCATGTCTCGCGTGCCCATTCAAAGGCGAGCTGGGTTTCCTCGCGCTGCCATCGGGCGCCCGTCCACTGAAACCAGCGGCCGGTTGAGTGACAGAATCGCAGCTTGTCCGCGTACTGTTTGGCGAAGGCGCGCGCGACTCCATCTTCGGTCAGCGGGAAGCCCTCGATATGCTCCCCCGGCTCACCAGGGTCGCCGTCCTGTTCCTCGAATTTGGACTCGGCGTTGAACCGCTGTTCCTGAGCGCGCTCTACAGCGCGTGACCAGGCGCGATTGAGCTGACGTTCATCGCTGCGGTGTGCCCATATGCCGGCCGGCCCCGCGTCGGACTTCAAGGCGTACAAGGCTTCGGCTTTGTTGGCGCCCGCGTGTGCCCGTTCAACCAGAAACCTGTAACCGTGCCCGCTGCCCGACTCGTCACGATCGGCCGCATCGGCCTGCGGCGCGAAGGCGGGGCCGGCTTCCGTCAGCAGCCATACCAGGTCATCCCGCGGCACCAGGCGCAAGGGAGTCGGGCCGATCACGTCCGCACCAGGTGCAATGTCCAGGTCAGTGATGGCGTAATAGCGGTTGCCAAGGTCCAACGCGATTTCGTGGTGAGTCCCGCGTGTGAAGGCCTTGCGGTGCTTCGCCTCGCCCATGTGCGCATGCAGCGCCGGCAGGTCCGCCAGCATGTAGAGAAACAGCACCTTGATGCCGTTTCCGCTCGGGGAAGTCTCAGCATAGGACGCGAATCGGTCGATTACCTCAGCGGCCCAAGGTTCAAGGTCGCCCAACGTGTCGCGGCAGGAGTCCAGGTCGATACCGCCCAAGGCGTAATCGGAGTCGATCGGCCCGAGCTGCACGCCAACGGCGCCGCTGAGTCGCTTTGCGCGTGCCTCAGCTTGAGCGCGGGTGCCCCATGTGGTCGGGTCATCGGCTTTGGCGCGGCCATCGCCCACAGGGTTATAGGGAACCTTCGTGGGTTTGCCGTTGCGCTCTTCGGTGCGCCATGCGACCCAACGCGGCATATCGGCAACGTCCGCGAGAGTGTCGATTAGGTTGCAACCTTCCATTGCCGGTGCTACGGAAGCCCGGTTCTTCATGATCCCTCCAAAATCGTGAAGGACGCGCACCGCCGCCCCGGTATCCCATCACCAGGGCGGCGTTTTTATTGCGCGTTAGAATGCGCCGTTAAGGCGAACGTCGACTCGCGCGCTGGGATTCGGAACGGTCGTGACCGCAACGCCCAGCTTCGTGTTGCCCGAGCTGGTCTTGGTCACCAGCTTGGCCACTGCATCCCAATAGACGGTATCGCCCGCATTGATCGCGAGCGCGCTGACCTTCGGAAGGGAGAAGACGCCCACGGTATCCAGGTCCATGTCGGCACCGGAAGCCGCATCGCCGTTCACGATGCCGATGATTGCTCCAACGATCGCCACGTCACCACTGCTGACATTGGCAGGCGCGGGCAACGTGATGGTGTTGCCGGGGGAAACGTGATTCTTCATTGCTCACTCCAATCCTTTGGATGTTTTGAAAACGATTGTTCGTGCCGACCGCCCGGACAGCGCAGCAATCTCGCGATCACACGCGGCGATGGCGGCAGCCATCTGAGCGTCTGTCTTGTATTCGACGCGCTCGCCGTTGGAGTCGGTGACCGACAGAACGCCGCTCATACGACTCGTGACGAGCTTGTCGCGAAATTCCTGCAAGTGGCCGAGCGTCAGCATGGCGGCTTACCCTTCGGCCGGCGCCGCCGCGCCCGGATTGCGGTACGCGCCGCGGTGGTCCACCACGCCCGCACCGAAATCGAGCAGGCAACGGAACTCGCGGCCCAACACGTCGAAGCCGTCGCCGCTGGCGAGCTGCGGACCCTGAGCGCTGCTGAGGTACGCATATTCGAGCACCGGGGCGACGGCCGGGTCTGCCCACAGGTACCAAGCCCACGCCGGCAGCCGCGACTCGACGGCTACCGACAGCTTGCCCGAGAAGGGATTCACGTCGCTGGGCGCCATCGCCTGAATCTGGGTGACGAGCTGTTCGGCGCGGGTTTCCAGCTCGGCCGGCACCAGGAAGGTGCGAGGCGCGACGTTGATGGGCATCTTGCCCTCAAGGCCCTTCTGGTGACGCATCGCCAGCCGGCCATCCGAAAGAGGCGCCACGTCCGGATATTCGCCGGCCGCCGCGAGGTTGCCGTGACTCGCGTGGAATAGCGCATTGCCGTCGTCGAGAGTCGGGCCGTTGCCGCCATTGGCGAGCAACAGGCCGATCAACAGCGAGGTTTCGGTTTCCGCCGCCGCCCGGCCCATCATCTGATTCCACTGAGCGAAGGCGCCCAGGTCATCGTTGATCATGGCCTTGCGCGACAGGCGGAAGATGCGGGCGAACGTGTCGAGCGAGTACGACTCCTTGGCCTCGCTGGTGCTGGTGGCCTTGATCTCGCCCGACTCGGTCACCTTGGCGAGCTGGTCGAAATCGCCAGTCCGCAGCACCGTCAGCGGCCGGAAGTCATCCGCAGTGCGCTGGCGTGCCAACGCCTTGATGGGCGAAGCCGCGAGCTGGTACGCGCCCATGAGCACGCGATTGCCGGCGCCGGTCAGCAGGTTCGGGAAATCGCTTACGACGTGTTGCGCGCGCGTCAGGATTTCCTCACGGCTCAGCATCGCCGCACCGGGAACACCGCGCTGCATGAGCATGAGGCGCGCCATGTCCACCAGGCCCATGTGAGCGTAGGGACGGGAAGCGTCGTCCATGGTCGCGCCCATGCGCCCAGCGAGCGCGCCGGCCATGCGGGTGTGAATGACGGCCGGGTCTTCATTGGACGGGCCGACCTGCTGAGTCCGGATGGTCGGCGTCGTGCGGGTCCGCATCGCGTCGAAAGCGGAAGCGCGCGCATCCTCGATCGAGGCCTCACGGTCGATCTGGCCGTTTGCCCAAGTGTCATCCAGGCCCGCCAGCTCAGCGACGCTGCGAATCTGGGCGTTGACCTGAGCGCGCGTGAGCGTCTGGGTAGCCGGCGGGGTGACCGGCTGATTCTCGGGGGGAAGATTGTCGGGCATCTGCTGACTCCGCGTTGTCGCGCCCGGATCGGCCGCGATGGTTACGAAAGAGATTTCTTGAGGGGTCCATTTCACGGCCGTGCGCGTGCGCTGGCCGCTGGAGTCGATCGACTCGGCCCATTGAGTGACCGAGTAGCCGATAGACACGTTTCGCAGGATGCCGTCACCGATGTCCTGCACGATGGGAGCCACGTCCGCCCGAGCGGACAGCTTGATGGTTGCGATGCCCTGCCCGTTTTCGAGTCGCGCGTCCGTCACCACGCCCAGCACGTCGCGCACGCCACCTTGCCGGTGGGCGTCCAGTACGCTGGCGCCGATCATGCGGGATAGGTCAACGTGCGCCTTGTCCAGGCTCAACACTTCGTTGAATACGCCGCGGGTGTCACGGCGCTGTACGGCGGCGCCAGTGGACCAGATGACTTCGATGGTCCGTTCCTTCGCGTTGAAGGTGCCGGGCTTGCTGGTGGCATCAAGCGGCATTGTCCGCCCCCGTCTTTGCTGGTGTGTTGAAGGTCAGGCCCAATTCCTTCTCGCGCTCGCGATCGGCGGCGATTTCCGCGTCAAGCTGTTCGATCGAATAGCCGCGCTGGGCGACGGCCTGCCGGCGCGACATAAGGCCGGCATTGATGGCGGCGATATCCGCTTCAACCTCTTTCATCGCATCAATGCCCGGCAGGCCGGGCGGGTGCCACTCAACGGCGAACAGGTCCGGCCCAACATCGGCTTGCAGTTGACCAGACAACACGGCGAACGAAAGCGCGCGGCGATAGATCGGGTCGAGCAGTTGAGGTACCAGTATGTTGAATTGGATGGCCTCAAGCCGCTGGCGGAAGGCGACTAACCCGGCCCGAAGGCTGCTGTAATTCGCGTTAGATAGATTCCCGTCGAGCAGATACGTCGGCACGCCAAGTCCGGCCGCGATAGCCCGCAATTGAAGCTGGGCAAACTCCACTGCCTGTTGGGCCTGCGCTGGCGCACTGAATCGTATATCAACGCCCGCCGGCAGAACTTTGAGCGTGCCAGGTTCAAGGCCGGTCTCAAGGATACCCGCCGAATTCGCCGCGCCTTCGAAGAGCTGATTTGACGACGTGGCGTTGATGTCCGTCAGGAAGCCCGCGAACATCGCCGATGTCTTGAAGCCGACCAACAGTGCGTCATCCAGCGAGTCCAGCTCAGAAATCTTGAGCAGCGCAGAAGCTAGCCAGCTAACGCCACGAACGGCACCTGCGCCGAGCGGCCGGAAAATATGGGCGACTTCATCGGCTGGCACGCGGACGGACGGTCCACTGGTCGCGAACACGTCACTTGGGTGCGTCGGGAGAATCCAATACGCAACGCGGCGGCCCGCGGAGTCGTACTCGATTCCCGCAATGATACAGGCGCCATTGCCCAGATCAGCCGTCTTAGCTTCATCGATCAATTCCGGCGGCAAGACGCGCAAGCGTAGGCCGTCCGCCGTCATTGGCATGTGCAGGAAGGACTCGCCGTCGATCGGCAACCCGCGCACGATGGTGCCTTGAATTCCGCCAAAGTTCGTTAAGCCGTCCAGGTCACAAATGGCGGTCCACTTATTCCACCAGGCGCCGATTGCGGCGCGCGTGGTCGGGTCCGGGTGCTGGCTGGCGGGCGTGATGCCGCTGCCGACAAGCCCGACTTGCAAGGCCTCTACGCCATTGGCGGTCCAAGCGTTGTTGTTGGCGAAGTAGCGTGCCCGCGAGCGGACAGGCGCCGCGGCGGCTAGAGTCTCAGTAGCGATCGGTCCGAAGGACGGGCGGGCATCCCAGCGCCGGCCGCCGGCAGCCGCATCGAATCGGCGAGTCCGCTCAGGGCGGATGGCGCGGGCGAGCCGCGACCAAAGTGAGGGGGAGTGCATGTGCAACCGCCGTTAGTCATCCAACGGCGGCAGGCCGGCAAATAGCTTGTTGAGCGACAATTTCGTATCGCTCTGCACGACCTCATGACGCTTGAGGCCGATCGCCGAGTCCAGAATGCGCGCGGCATCTTCGTCGATAGGCGAGCCATCCCAAACGAAATGCGCCGATCGAGTCCGGATGGACTTGAGGGTGCTATTGCGCAGGATCAGATGCAGGGACCACTTCTCGCCGGCAGCAATTCCAGCGATTGCATCTTTCAGCGCTCCCCGAGACTTCCAACCCCCATCGATCTTGAGGCTTGGCGCGCGATGCTCGACGGTCACGAAGGCCAGCGTGTCGTTGCGATGCATGGCTGCCGCAACTTCCGCCAGCACTCCAACGTCATATCCCTGCTCGGCGAGGATGTTCAGCAATCGCGCTTGGTACAGAGCGAGAGTGTCGAATGTGATCGCACTTCCTGTGCCCGAACCGGTCAAAAGTCCCTTCGCGTAGAAGTTCCGGAGTTGGCGATGCAGGCGATTCGCGGTCTCGAAATTCAGCGAATCCAGCTCAGAAATCTTGGCTGTCATGGTGGTGAAGGTGAACACTTTGCGGGGTCCTTCCGAGAATGCTTCCGGCCCTTGTGTCCCGTTTTTTGTGTGGCGTCAACTATTATGTTGACACGATATGTCAAAGCGGTATGTTTAGGCGCCGCCGTTGGACAGGGCGGTTTCCTGAGAGGGAACTAGGCCGGGGGCGTCATCTCCTCCGCTCCCGGCCACCTTTTCGAGCCATGGCCGACTACATCGAACTTCAAAAAGCGCTCTACGGCCCGGAAGGCCTCTACCCTGAGGTACGCATGGCCGACGTGCCGCGCGTGCTCGGGCGAGTGGTCTGGCGCAAAGGTCGCGGCGCCCGCTTCTGCAAGCGATATGTGAAGCTCGAAATGGTTGAGCGCGTGCGTCGCCAAATCGAGCAAGCCAGTCGCGACCTAGCCGAGCTGGTAGGATGACGCGGCGCCCGGTGTGCAGCGAGTCAGAGATTCGCGACATTCTCAGACGAATCGATGCGGGCGAGGATCGTGCCCAGGTACTTCGCCGTGTCGGCGTGTCGGTCATGACGTTCTATCGTTGGCGCCGGCAATACAGCTCACCGAGTCACGACAAAGTTGAGGACACAATCAAAAGTTGACTACAATTTAATACATGCAATCTAGATCGTGCTTCGGTAGCGTCCGGACATTGTAGATAAGGGGGCTAAGTTGATACTTCGTGATTTTGCTGAGACCGGGAATTACGCGGCCGATTGCAAGCTAGGTCGCCAGCTCGCTGACCAGGTGTTGGCGGACATGCGAGAGAAGGGGTTTCCGCCCATGCTCGGGACTGTCGTGCGCCAGATGATCGAAGACAAACGATACAGTGGCATCGAAATTGGCTTCTGCCACCGAATTGCAGAGCGCGCTATGATTGAGCCGCGAGGTGATGGGCAATGAGTCTGCCGGGTTTCGACTTCAATGTTGAAATGGAACAAGCGGCCATTGTTCCGTTTGTTGAACTCGAATTGCCATTGGTTTGGGCCAGTGGGCTTGTGACCGTCAATGACGAAATGGGCCGTTCGGCTATTCCCTCAGTTTGGGAAGTGCCGGGCGGAAAATTCGTCTTTGGCTTTCAACATGAACGCAAGTGCATAGTGTTCATGGATTGGCCGTTGGATAACTATCGTTTGGCGCTTGTGATGGCGCGACAAGTTGTTGACGCGGCGAGCACATGAGCAAGATTTTCGTAAACGAGAATCCTCAGGCACCCGCGATGCTGCGCTATCAGCATCGCAGGGACCAGCCTCGCACCGACTGGCGTTCGCTCACACGCGCACCGACACCGGCCGCACCTAAGCGGAAGCCGCGTCAGGGCTTTAATGATCCCGCCACGTTCGTGGCAGGCCTTGTCGTGCTGGCCCTGCTGGGGGTTGGGCTGGTGATGTGGTGGAAACAGGCCATGTTGGTCGCGGCCGTGCTGGCCCTGCTGGGTCTGTTCGCCAGGTCGCCCGCGCTCGCGGTCGGTGGCGCGCTGATCTTACTATTGCTAGCGAAGTGAGAGAAGGAAATGGACCGGACAGACCTGATTCGCTTGCCCGAAGTTATCCGTATGACGGGCCTGTCGAAAACTGAAATTTACAAGCGGATGAACCAGGACCGATTCCCCAAGAATCGGAGGCTGAGTCCCCGCATCGCGGTCTGGCGCCGTGGCGATGTACTCGACTTCTGCAAGATGCCTTTCGTGGACAACGACTCGCGAAGCCTCGTCTAGCTAATCAGGTTGGCAGCCTCTTTCGACTTGTCGAGATAGTCGGACCACCAACACATCATCTTGCGCCGGCCGCTTAGCCATTCGGCGCTGTTGTATATGCCCCGGATGGCGTTGGCATCAACGTGAGCGAGCTGCCGCTCAATCCAATCCGGATTGAATTCGTGCTCATTGAGAATCGTTGACGCGGTGCTGCGAAAGCCGTGCACAGTCGCCTTGCTGTGGTAGCCCATGCGATAGATCGCAAACAGGTACGTGTTTTCGCTTACCACTGGCGACTTGGAGCGCGACGACTCTTGCTGATTCGGAAACACGTATTCGCTGTTGCCGCTCACCTTCCGCAGCTTGCGCAGCAACTCGACGACCTGCGGACTCAACGGCACCAGGTGTTCAAGGCTCATCTTGAGCCGCCCAGGCGGGATGCGCCAAAGGGCTGACGGCTTGTCTAGCGATTCGAATTCTGTCCATCGGGCGAATCGAGCCTCAACCGTCCGCACCATCGTGTGCACGATGAATTCGAGTCCTAGCCGTGTCTGAGCGCTGCCATCGTAGGCCGCCAGCTTGATAAAGAACGGCTCTAGCTGATCGGCCTTCAACGAAGCGTGGCTTTTCGACCTAGGCGGCGATTTCAAGACGCCTTTCAGGTCTGCACTCGGGTCGCGCTTCGCCCGGCCGGTGCCAATGGCGAAGCGGAATACTTGCCCAGCATGCTGACGCACTTTTTTGGAGACATGGCCCGTGCCGCGCGCTTCGACCTTGCGCAGAGCGTCGAGAAGCACGGGCGGGTCGATCGCTGCGACGTGCAAGTGTCCAATCTCTGGGAACAGGTTCTGTTCCATGCGAGCCATCACCAGCTCAGCATAGGATTCCTTCCAATCGGCTTTCTTGATCGCATGCCACTCACGAGCGACGGCCTCGAATGATTCGGGAGTCACACCTTTCGGCTGCACCAGCGGCGCCCGCCGCAGGACAATGATGGGATCACGGTTTTCAGCTAGCAGGCCCTTCGCCCTGTCCCGCTTCGCGCGCGCGTCGGCCAAGCTCACCCGTGGATACGGCCCAAACGAGAGCGTCTTGGGCTTGCCGGCATACCGATAGGCCATCTGCCACAGAGCGCCCCTGGGTCGCACCAGGATGTATAGGCCTTCACCGTCGAATCGTTTGTAAGGCTTCGCCTTGGGCTTCAATGAGCGCAGCGCCAGCGCCGACAGTCGATTGGTTGTCAT